CAATCATATCTACTGCACCAGTGATCCCATACTCATCTGAGTATAGATAATCCTCAATGCAATAGATTTTACCTATCTTACTCTCTAACTCTCTTATAGCTTCTAAAAACAAATACCATACGCCAGGATTCCTGGCGATTGCATCTGCCTTAAACTGTTCTACATCTGTTATTTGATTCAAGAAGTATTGTTCCAACAACCAATGGAATTGAGTGCCCCTAGTGGTTGCACGTTTGGTAATTCGGTTTGCTTCCTCATTACCTACACGTTTTCTCCACGCATATATGGCCTCCTTTCCTCTGATTGACAATACGGTGGTCATGGATGGATAACCAATTCCATCACCATTAACGTAATATCTTTCTCCTGCTATATTTTGTCTACTTAATTCTGGTATTTCTGGTATTTCTGTATGTTCATATTGTTTTAGTATCACCTTAGTATTCCTTCTTTGTATTGGACTCCACTAGAGGATTTCAATGCAGTCATACATTTCTTACGGTTTTCCATAAGACTATAACTACAATGTACCCAACCACTATTGGGGTCTTTTCCATTATAAAATTCCAAGATCAGCTGATCAAATTCAAGATTATCCCGAATCCATTCTGCTAGATCTGGATTAGAGGTACTGAAGCTCTCAAAGTCAGCAGCCTGTCCATGACAGTGCTGACTTTTATCTGAACCACCTACCTTTGCATTTAAATCGGGGCTCCGATAGCCCGAATTAATTGTAATAATTCCAAACTCATCTCGGCAGGGTTGGAGAATTCCAATTGCCAAATGAGTCATATTTACCAAATGTTCAAGATCCTTTGGGGTATTATCTATCCCTGCCCTTTCTGCTGTTGCAGATTTAGTTAACTCTCGTAAACTGAAGTTTTTGGATAGCCTCATTTTTTCCCTTTCTTTGGTGTTCTTGGTTTTTTAGGTTTCTTTGCAGTAGATTTCTTCTCTACTGTTTTCTTCTCACTACCAGTTTTAGTATACCTACGTTTCGGTTTCTTTTTAACCTCTGGTTCTTTATCTAGTGTTTTCTTAACAGCTTCTTCCAAAACCTCATCCGTTGTTTCAGATGGTTTTGGTTTCTCAAATTGCGGTTCAGTTTCGGGTTTCAAATCCCCCCAGAACCATTTTTTTAAATCATCAAACCAACTCATTCTGTATCTCCTAAGTGAGTATTATATTTTTGAACGATATATGACCGAACTAATCCACTACGAACTATATCACCTATATCAAATTCACAGGAATAAAACTCTTTCATTCCATTAATTATTCTCATGAAATCACCAAGTCCCTCTTTCTCTCGTTCCTTGGTCAAATCTGTTTGGTCAAAGTCACCACAAAACATGATTTTAGAGTCTTGACCCACTCTAGTCATAATCGTATCAAGCTCATGAAAGTTTAAATTCTGACACTCATCTACGAGTATGATTGCATTATCTAATGTTATCCCTCTCAAAAATGATGTGGACAAAAACATCAGACTTCCTTGTTGTTTTAATCTGTCATATAAGACACTAAATAAATCTTCTGTAGGCATCTTGAACATGAACCTTACCATATTATCATACGGTACTTGGTACAATGCAGATTTGTCTTCTTCATCGCCTGGCAGAAATCCAATCTCTCTTGTAGAGATTAATGACCTTACTACATATACACATTTATAAGGTGATTTGGGATCTAGACATTCTTTTAATGCACTATGAAATGTGATAAATGTCTTTCCTGTTCCAGCCAATCCGTACAAGAATAGACATTTACCTTTTTTATATTCCTTGAGAACTAATTCTTGATTCTTGGTGATACCTTTAATATCAACCATGTCCTCAACTTTGATTAATTGTTTCTTACTCATAGTTTAATTGCTATCCAAAGTAATAAAATGTTAGTTAATGCCAATTCAATGGCTAGAAGGGTATGATACCATACCCACCGAGCTTCATATCTTCTATCACGTTCAAGCTCTACTTTTGTTTTACCTTCCTGAATTCTAGGTAACCAAATATCTTCCCATCCCTGTTTTAGAGTATCAAACATCTAATGAACTGCCTGGGAAATTGTTTTTTATCCTTCTCAAATTATCCTTCCACCCATCACTGGTATGCTTTCTCCATGTATCTCTCATGGAAACCATAGATGGCATTTGAGGTACTATTGCAATATCCCCACCACAAGTAGGGAAACTACAAGAAGACTCAGTTGGAATCTCTCGTTCAGATATTCTATGAGTTTCCTCAAATTCAGAACCACATTTATTACATTTATACAGGTAAGTCGGCATTGTGTTTTTTAGTTGCAAATATTTTCACCAATTCATGCTCCATACGTTGGAGCTGCTTCCACCCTATTTGAGTGAAAGCCTCTCTATTTTCCATAGAGTGTATATTGTCAGTCACCTCACGAAAACAATTATAAATTTCATCATCTGACCAACTACTTAAACATTCCTTAATTGTAGCTTTTCTCTTTTCCATAATATTTGTTACTTCTTTATGGGTCTTTCCAAATAAATTATCTCCAAACATATATATTACCTATAAAAAATATGGTCACCTATTCTTCCAACTACTGGATAAATCTTAGACCATTTTGGATTAACTTCGTATGTATGATAATACCTTGCTCCTTCTGTAATGTCAAGTCCTTTAGTTTTAAGAGCGTTATACGATTCCATAGCGAGATCAGCTACTAGTTCTGATTTCTTATATGCTCGTTTATTCCCTATATCGTCATTTTTTCCATCACAGTACCAGCTAAATTGGCATCTGTCACGTTTGGGATGACCACTCGCCCAATGTAATCCTTGATATACTACATCGCAGATTTTGTTTGGAAAACTCACATCGTGTACCCGATTTAGAGTAACCATTGCCACTGCAAGTTGCCCTGCAAGTGGTTCGTTTCTCGCTTCAAAATAGATATTTCTGGCGAGACATTCGTGTTGTTTTGTTGCTTCCATAGCTATAGTCTTGTAAGTCCATGCTGGAGTTACATTCTGATTATTCCTTACAACTTTAGCGGCATTAATGCCTGATGCATTTGGAAATATCGTCAAAGAAAATAACAAAACAATGCTTATGAAAATACTTTTCATATAACCTTGTTCTTAGTGATCCTCAATCTTTATTATCAATAAAGGGAGCATATAATAAACCACTACGGCGGATCGTTTAACCGTAAAACATGAATAAGATTTGTGTGGGGGGATACTAGGAGCGAAGCTTGATTAGGTTGCCTCGGTCACATCCCCTGCACTGGTTTTGCATTTTTGACTCCCTAAGAAAAGACTGTAGTTATATTTATACAACTTGGTATTCCTCATTGAGTCCTAGACCCTCTTTAACGACTACACTGGATAATCCCTTATATACTTGGCTGAGCTTCTTGTCTTTAACATTACAGAGTAATTGTGCCTCATCCTTGTGAAGTCCTTCAAGTAACTGAACAAACATTTGTTCACGCTTCATAGATTGTATACGATCATCTCCACCCTTTACAAATCTGTAAAGTTTATCACCCTCTTTTCTAAGAGTTGTATGTTCAGTACCTTCTGGTGCATCATTTTCAATGAATGGTGGTTGTCCAGAAGGTAAGGCTGATTCAACATTTGGATCAAATGACCAGATTAAAATCTGCCTTAGAGCCATACAATCATTTTCCTTTAATATTTTTATCTTTTCACCTTTAGTTTTTGCATTATTTACCTTTTGCAAAATCTCAGATAAAAGAGGGACATACGTTTTTTCTGCCATTAGAATTCTCCTATGGTTTCTATTAAATTATTAAGTTTCTTCTCAATGAAGAAGTTCAGAAGGTTCCTACGTTGACCTTCTGCTGGTTTATTGAACTCTCTCCAAATCAAACCTTCAAGTTCTTTAGGAGTTTCCTTCAAATCTATTAATTTCTGGTTTCTTTGAAAATTTCGGATCTCTTCATCTGTTCTACCATTAAGATAACCATTATGCATCACGAAATTATCTATGTATTTTTTAGTGATAGGCCTTTGTCTGATCCCATTTACAATACAATCATCAGTTGATAGTACATTAGGGATACCATCACTCTTATCACCCTTTAAGATATGTCTAAACAAATATCCATTAGGTTCTTCACCATTAACTAATTTCTTAGTAACAGGACTCCATTGTTGTATTTTCTTACCATGTAATTGTATAAAATCCTTATCACTGGATATAATCATTACCTTTTCATCACCAGAAACATTTCTAGCTAATACACCAATGATATCATCAGCCTCTGCTTTTGATACTTGGATAAATTTGTAGGGGAATATGGTTTTGAGTTCTGTCTTGAGGGTATCAAAACACTCAAAAATTTGTGTCCAATTAAGGGGGGAAGACTCTCTAGTAGTTTTCCTATTAGCTTTATAATAGGGAAAATACTCCTTTCTCCATGAAAATCTATCATCACAACATATCACCAATTCGCCATATTCATCGGTATTCTTTGACCGATACATACGGAGACTGTTAAGAACTGAATGTCTGACATAATCAAGATCAGCTTCTGTCTGACCCTTTTCCATTGACATCATGGTAGATGCCATCATAATCTGAGATAAATCAATAAGTATCATAATGTCCTTATATTATATAGTTTGGAGCTGATGATAGGAATCGAACCTACGACCTGAAGTTTACAAAACTCCTGCTCTGCCAACTGAGCTACATCAGCCTGCAATTGGTTCTGGTGGATCGGGAAGTTCTAAATCATCCGTTAGATCATTTCTTTCCATCCACTCGTTAAAACTCAGTACATCAAAATCACCCTTAATAGCAGGGCCTCCATCTGGAGTAGTAGTATTAGCTAAAGATACAAAACGATCTGCAAAATCCTGTAAAGGATGATGGATATCTTTCTCATGAAATACTACTGATTTAATACACTCTGCTAAAAAAGACAATTGTGCAACCGTACTCTCATCCACAATATTACAACCATTTGATTGCATATTCTTGAGACAAGAGTACATTAATCCCTCAGCAAGTTGTTCACACCATGCAAAGTTTTCTCTTGTCTCTGCGGCTGATAAGTCAACTTCTGGTGGATTCTCTGGTTTGTAATTACTAGGAAACTTGATGACATTGCCCATCTAGTTCCTTAGTCCATACCATTCTAATATCTGGATAGAATACCCCTACAGACCTCTTAGGAGTTCCGTCAGGGTTATAAGCCATAGCCACACACGTTGGTATTACTGTATGTTCTTCATAAGCACCAGATCTTGGACTGATCCAATCACCGTGTTTCAGGTAATGTTCACAGTACCTTATGTAGGCTTTCTTTGCCTCTGCAAGATTGGAAGCTTTCTGCTTTTCTTGAGGAGTTACTTTAAAACTCCTTGCAGTCTTACTATAGGCCGCAACTTGTTCCTTGGACTCCTTAATCCATTCTTTAACATTTTTAAAAGAATAATTATCATCATCTGGTTTTGCTAGAACCACTGGATGAATATTCTTATATTCAGCGGGTTTACGTTTAGCCCGTGCCTTTTCTAACTGGTCACGGAGTTGTTGTTTACGTTCTTCAGTGATTTTGCGTTTAATAGCCATCATCAATTTCAATTACAGGGTCTACCCACTCAACAACATTATGGCCATTCCATAATGCATACATAGTGGGATCGGAATAACATTCATAAATTGGAACTCTAGACTCTAGTTTATCTGCTTGTATTTTCGCAGCTATCCTCGCTTCATCTATAGTTCCAAACATTTCTAACTTTCATACTCATATTATATAACACTATTTCTCAATAGTCAAGTCTTTTATTACAAATCGTGTTCACCAGGCAGGGGAATATAGGAAAGTTCACCAGCTCGTTCTGCTTTGCGAACTGCCCATTGTTCTTGAGATATATGACGGTCTTCTTTCATTGTGCGAACCATCGCACGAAGCCGTTTTAATTCTTTAACCAAATGATGGATTACCTTATCTGGATCTCCTTCTTTGATTAATCGTTTTAAATATTCATCTTGTTTATCACTCATAATACCAATCCCAATAAGACAAATCTAGCATATCATCAGTTTCTAACATTTGGTCACCAACTTGAACTGGTTCTGTTCCTGAATAGATAAACCAAGTCTCAAAGACAGAACCTCCCATATAGATTTTCTGAATTATCCCTTGGCCTGAATCAACTAATTTTTGTACTTGTTCTATAAGATCACTCATATCAACCCTGACATACTCAGGATACAACAAAAAATCGCAAAAGTCAAGTCAGAACGGTTGAGGTGTTTTTTGTCTCGGCGGTTCCTCACCCATCACCGCTTATTGATTTCAACCGTTCTATTTTATATAGGATTTAACTCTGTTTCTTT